TTCTCGTGCTTTCGTCACGAGTTCGGACTATATCATTCCACTTTTTATCGTATTTGTGGATATCTCGTATAGTCTCTGGGGGTGGATATTTCTTATCTTTTCCTCGTCTATTTAATTCCCTGACGATGGAATATACCTTTTTTTCTACTTGCGTATATTGGCTTCCATTTCCAGTATTCTTTTTCCCATTATCTTTTCCGCTTAATCTACTATTTATAAAACGAAGTGTTAATTGAGATATTGCTTTCTTTTGACCAAACATATATCCAACTGTAGATTCAAGAATTGTTTTTGTGTCTTTCTGACTCTGAACTCTCACAAAATAACATTTATTCCAATCTCCTTTTCCTGGTATTCTTTCTTGGACATATGGAACAACACCTAATTTTCGCATAATTTTATCAATTTGATTGATAATTCCAGGATCAGTATTTGTTACTGTAACACTTGCAGATATTTTATAAGTTCCGTCTCCTCTATCATGCCTATACATTCCGACATTTCCTTCTCCTTCTATAAGCCCAGCCAACCACGCTATTTGATTTGTAAAATTCATATTTTTGTTCCTTCCCTGCTGATTGCCAAATCTTTGAGTCCTTCGCACAGAGATTCTTTAGTTCTCTTAAGTAGCTCTCAAAGCTCTAATGGTTTTCCAGCAAATAGAGATATTTTTCACTAACCACAGTTAGTGTCGTTGATTACAGCGATCCTTCCATTCCCGAGATTTGCCTCTTCGGAAAAATCACAGATTGACTTAAAGATGGTCGTTTTATAAAACTTCCGTCCTGCCGCTTTACTCCAATAAGTCGGAGACGCGGCTGTCAAACTATTCGCCATATTTTGTTTTTAATTTAATTCTGACTATCTACGAGAACGTTCTCTTTGTATAAGAAATGCCTCTACTTTTTCCTGATCTTCGGAGGACATCTTTGCGTATTGTTCTTCGGTGATTGATTCATAATCAATCGCTTTTTCTCCTCGTGAAACTCCTCGCGTTCCTTTTTCTGCGGGGTTCTTCTTTTGAGAAGGAAGAAAAGAACTTACATCTGCTTTCTTCAACGAATATATCTCATCAATATCTAATGTAATATATTTTTCGTTAAAGTAGTGCTTTTGGATTTCATTCTTCACACGCCCAATATCTTCTTCAGACGCATTCGGATATTCTTCACGAATCTTCGGAATAATAGTTTTTTGAAAAGAAGTTTGAAACTCGTAATCTTCCTGTTTTTTGCGTGATTCTTCGCGTAATTCTTCAACCGCTTTGAGTTTATCCTTTATGTCTTCAGAATAATCTGTCTGTTGTGGTTTCGGAATACTTTGTAAAATCTCACGGGTGAAATCCTTAATAAAGGAATCATCAATATCGTATTTTTTCGCTAAATCGGAAAGTTTATCAGTTATCTCTTCTTTTTTGTCGGCAATTTCAGTACGAGAACCTACTCGCTTGTACTCATCAAATTCCGACTTGAATTTGTTAAGTTCCTCTCGGAGCAATTTGCTTTCTTCTTCAGCACGTTTAAGAAGTTGTTTCTTCTCAACTTCATGCTTCCAAATAGGCATTTCACGAGGTTTACGCTCCTTTCCCTTTTCCTCGTGATGAGGTTCTTCTTCGGATTCACCTTTAGGATCTTCCGCTTTCTCCTCTTTAGGAGTTTCTTCAGGTTTTGGTTCTTCTATGGGAAGTTCTTTTTTGACTTCCTCTTTAGGAGTTTCCTCAACCATTCCAAGCTCCTTCATAATCTCCAGAGAATCTTCTGTGGGGGTCTCTGCTCCCCTCGTTTCTATTTCCGACATAAAAAGGTTTTTTTAATGAGAACTCTAACTCATAAGTCGTTTATGGCTGACTAGGCTCATAAGGGGTTTTTAAGAGAACCCTCAAACTCGGTGTCTTGCGACCCCATCTCTGAACCCTTAAAGATTCAGAGTGGAATAACAAGTTTTCTCAAGTTAATTCTCAACCCATGTGCCCTCTTTCTTTGCTACACTCGCATTAAACATCTTTTGTTCGGGATCTTTGATATTCAAATCAGCACATAACCTTGAAGCAATGTTAAGAGTCACAAACGGACTCACCCATTGCTGTCTTTTATTCATAACCCGATACATTCCCTTGTATTCTACGGTAACGAATCTCCCTTTAGGACTCGTTCCAATACGCAACTTCTCCAATTCTTCTTCATTCGCTTCGTCTAACTTCTTCGCTTCATCTTCAGGCGTGACTGTCTTTTGAGCCATGATAGAATCAACGATTGCTTTTTCTTCTTCTTTTGTTATTTCTTTTGTTGTTTTTTTAGGCATATTTTTATTATATTATCTTGGTTTTCTTGGAATCATACCATGTTCTAGTGCCATGATATATCTCCCTACTCGCTTTGCTTTCTCTGCACTCTTAAACTTGACCACCTTTCCCGACCCAGAACGATGGACTCCGCCCTCTTTCTTTGGAAGAACATATCCTTCTCCTGACTTTCTTGGTTTCCTGTATGGACTCATAATTTTATAGAATAACGATATAAATACATTATACCATACTTTTATTCTTCAAGGTAGTGTTCGTTTTCTTTTACCTTAGTTTCAATGTCTTGAATCTCTTTTTTATCTATCAGTAACATAGAAAGAAGCTCTTTATAGATTGATTTTCTGTCTAACATTCTATCTCTTTGAATATCGTTTATCTTTTTACTATCTGCTTCTAAAAGAATATCGTTTATCATTACTATCTGTTCGCTTAATTCTCTAGTGAGCATCTTAATGCCTTCATGGTCTTTGATTCCGTCAATAAGAATTGCATTTGCAATCTTCTCTCTCCATCCGCGAATCTCCTCTTTATCAGAGAGAAACTCTGGATCTTGAAACTTCGCTAATAATCTCTCAATTTTATTGAGCAATTCCTGCATTTTGAGGTACTTGCGGTTCTTGATTCACTTCTTGTTCTTGTGGTTGCTGTATAGGAGATTGAACCTGCATAAATAATTGCGCATTTTGTTCTACAATCGGAAGATGTTGTATTGCATAGGTGATCAATTTTGCATAAACATCATCATCAAGCGTATCTGACTCTTCCATTGCGTAATTCAAAATCTTTCTAATAAACGCAGTCGTAGCACTTCGGTTTACCTTCGGACTTTCACCCTGTACTATCGCTTCTATGCTCTGTGCCGCCTCTGAAAGAAGAACTGCATCGGCGCGGTCGTCTTTATTTTCAGCATTTTTAATTTCATCTTCAGTATACGCTCCTGTTCGGAGGATCTCCTCCAAAAGCCATTTAGAACCTACTTGCGCTCGTAATAAAGGGTCTTTCATTATAAGAACTAACGCATTCTGTTGTTTCTGATTTGTTGCTTCGTTATTTTGAGCTTCCGCGTTTGCGCTTATGACTTCTATGCCAAAATCTTCTCTTACTTCTTTTCGTGTAAGCTCCTCATCTTGTTTTCCTGTAACTCCAAGATAAGTAACCATAAAGTTCGTAGGCATAAACTCTGCGAGGTTTGCTTTGTATCTCTTTGCGATATCTACATGAGCTTGTTTATAGAACTTGTTTAATAATCCGAATCTATCTGCGGTTTGCTGAATAATGTTATTTTGAATCCCCAAAACATCAGTTTCAGGCGTTCCTTGTGTTGTAGGCGTTACTCCTGTTTTTTCACCTATAAACGAATTTAAGAACTGTAGAAGATTTATTGTAATCGTTGAAGTATCAGGAGTTTGCATCTTCTCATAGGCATTTTGCATTGACTCTCCGTCTTGGAGTTTCACACGGATAAGACCATTAGGGCGAAATTCAAAATCGTTCGGATTCAAAACCTTCCGAGCGTTGTAGAGAACCATATCCCAGTTTCTTCGCTGGATATTATCAAAGTTCTGATTGATTAAAATCCTCATAGCTTCTGCTGTAGGTCGTACACCATCTGCGGGCGAACGAGACAAAAAGGACACTGGATTCCTTTCGGTGTGCCACGAAACAAACGGAGAGAGTCCCGATTCAAACACTTCTTTGAGAGGTTTAACCTTTATTGCGATATTATACTGATAGGAAAAAAGAACATAGTAATCCACTCCCTGACAGTTGATAACTAATTCTGTGAGATTGAATACATCGCTTCCGACATACGCATAATTCTTTGGATTTAGTCCCATCGCGAGGTATCGGTTCATCTTGGCTTCGCGTTCATCTTGAACTTCCTTTTGTCCGTCCTTGCCTGTTCCATTGATAAGCCGTTCCACATCTTCTTTATCGTAATCAGAATTTTCTACGCCATCTATCAATTCTTGTTTGGTCTTGAAGATATTTAATTGCCCCTTGAAAAGATGAGTCTCTATGTTCTGTCCTCCGTAGGGCTCAAAGATAGTATCGCAATAATCAATCGCTATTAAATCCTGTCTATACGGATTCACAGAAGGTACAAGTTTTAGGACCCCAAACCCCGAAAAAATAGCCAAACTCTTTGCGTCTAAATCTGCTCCGTCATAGTTTCCTTTACCAGGACTGGATTCTAACTCCCACGCGGCAGTAACCTTTTTCGCTGCTTTTAATGTTGATTCCCGCGTACCCTTGAATTTTATACTTATCTGGTCGTCTATCTTTGACTGAAGTGTTTGCACAAAACCTTCTAAAATAGGCACAGGAATGTTAAAACGCCCCTTTAAGGCAGGTTTTGTCTTCCCGAAATACATATCCTCTGAACGAGCAATCTCATCTAAACGAGGACGCCGATATTCTAAACAGGTTTCAACTGCCTTTTTCGCTTTTTCTAAAATATATTCTCGTGTGATTTCAGGCATTTGGTAAGTTATGTGAGGTTTTAAGATAATCTAACTCTATTTGCATATATCGTTCCTTTACTCTATTTACTTCTTCGTATGCCTCTTTCTCAAACTCTTGACGGATTTTCTCTATTTGTTGTTTATCCCCTTGCGTGAGAAAAATCTGTGAGTGAACCTCTTTTAATTTCTTTTCAAGCATTATGATACATTATACCATACTTTAGAAATAAATTACATTCGCGCTAAATCATCTTTTGTTATAAGGTCATTATTCCACTCTTGAAAATTATCTGAACCTTCATAATCGCTTGAAGATTGATAAGGTTTTTGAGAAAAAACATTGTTTGCTTGATGAATAAAATTAAAATTTCTCATCAAAAGACGGCGCAAGTTCTCTGGCTGATGATCGTTTTTATCAATAGGAATACCTCTCGGAGTATGACTTTCTGCGTTCTTTCCCCTGTTCTTGACCCATACATAAGACTCAATTTGTTTAATAGTTACGGGACATGTATCAAAAATAAAAACCTCTGGCTTCTTTATCCAGTCATTTCCTCTCATCTCGTAAGAAAAAGCGTCTTGCATTCGTTTAATGCCGTTTACGAGATCTTTAGAACCTAACTCAAACTCAAATCCTCTTTCTTTCAACTTATCTCCAAAACTCTGTTCGTTACTTCGCTCGTCTTTATTAAAAGCCGCTGGCTCAATAAGTCGTCCTTCAATTCTCATCCCTCCTTCAATTCTTTTGAACTCATACGCAATTTGATCCAATGTCCCTTTCCCTATAAACTCTGCAACAATATATTTTTGTCCTTGATTATTTATTGCCATCCATAAAGCGTGTTCATCTACTTGCGGATGAGTATCTAACGCCATAAACCATGCAAAATCTTCAAACTTCATTTCAAAAGGACGAATGACATGTATTTTCCTATTGAAAGATTTAATAATCTTTCCTAAAAGATGTCCGAACTTTCCATGAATACGCGCCTCTCTTTCGTCTTCGGGATATTGGGCAATCATTCGTTGAATGTTTTTGTGCTCTAAAACCCCTCGTTTGCTATGCTCTTTACAATTATCTTCCACATCCGCTTCTATGTATTCAATGTTTGTACCATCTCGTTTTGCATATAAATCTTCCTCAATCCACGCTGAATAATCCAATGGAGTCATCGTCCAAAAAATAATACCTCCTGCTCTTGTACGCGCCACACTTGCAATGTAAACATCCTTCCTACTTGGCTCATCAAACCAAATCCATCCCAAATCGGTGGATTCAAATTCTTTTGCTTCTTGCTCATTAGACATTATATCAAATTCAAAACCCGTATCGGTAACCCATTTTGATTCATAGTTCTTGCCCTCTTTCTTAGCGTCATAATGGATTTCGTATCTATTACTCGGAAACCACTTTTTAAGTTCTGGTATTATCTTTTCTTTTATGGTGGTCGGATCAGAAATGATACGCCCTCGTTTTAGATAAGGAAATTTTTTAAAAAGAGGATACTCAAACCAGTTGTTTTGCACACCAAAACAGATATTCGTAATAATATTTGCACCACTTGCGCTTTTCCCAACTCCATTTGCCGCGATAAAAAGATTAACAAAACAAGAGTTATTACCTACCAATTTAATAAACTCCTCCACTCTTTCATTAGGGATATAGCTTTTTGCTTTATTCTCCTTTTTTCTCGTCTCCAACTCCATCGCTATCTCCATCGCTTCCTGTAATGATGTCTGCGAGACGTTCTTTAAGCGCTTCATCACTAACTCCTTCAAACTTGTGCTTGATTTTTGTAGTGATTCTTCCACGAAGTTTATTATATTCTTGTATACCTCTGACCTTTACATCAAAGTTAGCGTCTTGAGTAATAACCTTTTCTAATTGTTTGTCTACAAAAGGATCGTTTAATCCCCTCGCTTCAAAAATCTCATTTATACGAGTGGTTATGTGCTGTTTTGTGAGCAATTCATGAGCCCTTGCTCTTGCATTTACATACCAATTTCCTTTTCGTTTAGGATTATATACTTCAATATAACTCTGCACTCCATTTCCAAAGAACTCTCTATCGCTTGCAAAGAGAATACAAAAGCGTTCTTCTTTTGGAGATAAAGCATTATTTCTTCTCTTTGGCATTTTTTCTTATTATATCACCAATCTTCCATCCTCTATCTCTTGGATAAGTTGTCGTGTAATTTTAATTCTTGAATCTAAACTCTCTCTAAGCGCATAGTTTTCTCCGAGTAATTTATTGGAATCGTCTAATGCTTTTTGAGCGTCGTGTTTATCCTTAAAAGTCCTTAATCGGAGCGATTCTCTTACGCGCTCTCGCTCTCTAATATGACCCTCTAAAGTCAATCTATCCCGCATGAGCTCATTCAGAGATATAGTTAATAATCCCTTTTGTTCTTCCTTGGAGAACTCTTTAACGTCTTTTAGTTGCTGTCGTGTTATTTCTTTTGGATTTTGAGAATCCATTTTATTTTTCTTCTCCTTTTTCTTCATCGTGACCAAATCCTTCCGTATATTCCGAAACCCACGAAACGAATTGCTTGATTACTTCTATCTTTTCATCATTTCCGTCCGTGCCTCCTAATACTTTTTCGATGTAAAGATCAAATAATCTGATAAGTTCTTGTATGTTCATAGTTATTTTTTACTTGGTTCTTGCGGTACGACTGTTTGAGTTTGTTGATTCTGCTGATTTTGCTGTGATGCAGCTATCTGCTGGTTTATGAAGTCTGCAATACTCTTTATATTGGCTGTATTTACGTCTGTAGTCGTTTTAGAGGCGTTTATCGTAGTAAATGCGTAATATATGCCGTACCCGATAACGAGAGCCGTTAAAAGCGATATAATGAGCTTTCCGTCAAAAAACGATCCGAATTTTTGATACCATTTTTGATTTGTTTCTGTGTTCATAGTTTTATTATTTGTTTAATTATATATTATTTTTTATTCTTGTTCAATCTTTTGACCTTTTAGTAATTCTCCAATCTTTACAAATATCTGTTCCCAAGTAGGAGTAGAATAATCAGCTTCGTTATTATAATATGAGGTTTTTCTCCAATTAAATGCTTTTGCAAACTCTTTTCTTATGTATTCGTCTTTATTTTCCATATTTTAGTCATTTTACAACCTTTAATCCCTCCTCTAATGCTTTTTGGTAGTTAGTCATGAGTAGTATTTATTTTCCATTTCCTCTGCAATTTCGCTTAATTCTTGCTTCGTCCACTGTTTAACTTTTTGACCTTCAACAAATAATTTCTCTAATATATCTGCGCCTAATTCATTGACTAATTTCCGTGCGTACTCTTCTTTATGACCGTGCTTCATTCTGTTACAGTTCCATTGACACTGCGCTCGTAAATTATCAAGACAAAAGTATAAAGAATTTCCGCCTAACTTCTCTCTGAAATGACCCGCAACGGTTTTTTCGTAAGGAAAAAGTCCTCCGCAGGTATAACATCTGCATATCCATTTCTTTTTATCTTTTTCTTCGGGATTGACGAGTGCCTTTCTACGGACATATTCGGAAGTTAATTTCCAAGCACGAGTGGAAATCAATTTTTTATGAGGAATAATTAAAAACTCATCAGATAACTTTTTCTTCATAACAACGCTTGAATAAGCAATTTTTCACTTTCTTCTTTGACTTGTTCTTCTGTTTTTGGTTTCGGCATAATGTACCGATACCTTCCGTATTTCTTTTGAAATAAATCTTTTTCAAAGATATTCCTTGCAACCAATTCCTGCATCCTACGCTTTGAATTGTACGCACTAAACCCGAGAGAATGTCCTAACTTTTCAATATCTATCGTGGAGATAAAATTCGGATATGAGCTTCGTCCGTAATCTATAATTTCACTCACAAGAGATTTTTTCATACTTATATTGTTTGCATTATTTTGACCATTTCTTTGTCGTAGTAATCTTCAAAACTTATAGGAGTATCTTGTTCGCGCCAGCGTTTCCATAAGAGCATACGCAGTTGTTTAGATCGTGAATTTGTATCTTTTCCTTTAATAACCTCTCCATTTGATTTCAAGATTTCACAAGTCTGCGGTCGCGCTCTAAAATATAAAGTTTCAGTACCATCGTGATTATCTTCTCGCGTAATAGTTGTAATGTCTGCATTCACGCTTATAAGATAATTCGTACCAAGCAAAAGAGGTTCTGGTATTTCAGTTTTACCTATAATTTTTACAACATAGTTTTCCATAATTTCAGGATTATTCAGTATTATTCAGTATTACCAGAGGGGCGTTTTTGAGGAGACACTTTAGGGC